TAATCTCTTACCAAATTCATCCATAACTGTAATGTGTGTTGGTTTATATCTAAGAATAGAATAGATAGCACCACTTGATGTATAGCCATCACCAGCCATAAGGTCAGAATAACCAGCTTTATCTAAAATAGCTTCAATAACTGTTTTAACGTTTTCTTTTCCTTGCCCTGATTTTGCAATACACATAAAGAACAAAGATGAGAAATTATTCATATTGGTCTTATACATTCTTCCCAAAGTTACAGAACAAAGAGCGAGTGCTGCTTGCATACTTAAAGCTGGTTGAGAGATCTGCGCTATACGCTCAGAATAATCGTAAATGTCTTTGATAATTCCTGGTGGGTTATATAGATCAACAGGCTCATCTATATGATGCAATTTAGATATATATGCTGGTGCTTGTTGGTTTTTTCTTTCGTGAGTTTTTTGTATGCTGTTAACTGTTGTTTGTATTTCTGAATCAGGAAGAGGTGGTTTATTTTGTTGATTCCAAGAATTAACAAAGAAATGTACAAAGTCTATATTTAAATCTTTTGCTATTAAATAACCAGCAAGTCTTGCGGCTTGGTCATTTCTTGATCCTTCTGTTACACCGTCTAAAGATAATGGTGTTTGTATTGGTTTACCATTTACTTTATCTGCTCCAGTTATTTTTACCCAAAGCTCCTTAGTAAAATCAGGAAGATCATCTATATCATCTAATTCCCAATCAGGAATAGTAATTGGTTCATAGATAGCTCCGGTTGCATGAATATTGTGAGGTGCAACAATAAGACCGCCCACCCCTCTTATATCTATAAGTTTCTCAGGTTCGGTTGTTGCGGTTCTTCTTGCTACATAAGTAGTAAAGTTTTCAGGATTATTATAGTAATAGTGTACGCCTTTACCTGTAGCGACTTTGAATGGGGTGGTAGGGAGAGTAGCGTCAGCCCAATTAACAGCTTCAGGAGTGTCTGCGTCGACTACTATAAATTTTCCGCAGACTAAGGCTACAACTAAATCATCCCTACCTTTAAACCATTTGGTAATTTCTTCTGTCGTTGGTTGGCGTTCTTGAAACTGCTGCCATCCGCCTAACTCTTTAGGTGGAACTTTATTATGGCGATGTAGTGGTACTACACTTACGCCAAACTCAGCATACGCAAGCGCTAAATCCAACGCAGTATCTTGCGCTGTAATATTTAAATTGAACACTATTAGCTTTCACTCTTGTCTTCTAGCGGTCCATATATAGATTCAAAATCAAGTTTGCCCCCACTAGCTTTGATTATTTTTTTTGCTTGTTTGATTGACGGTTGTCTTAAACCATATCGCCAAGCTTTAGTAGTTGCTGGCGAGCAATCAAATAATTCTGCTGCAGGTTCTGTGCCTACAAATTCAATATATTCTTTTAAGGTATATCTTCGCACCTCTCTCTCCTTGTATTCAGGTTCTAGTTTTTCTGCAAGAAATGTATTAAGCTCTCTATCGGTTAAAGTTTTTAACCTCCAAAGATAGTTTACTTTCCATTGATCTTTGTGCACTTCATTCATTTTACAATCCGTTCATATTTTCTTGTTGACTAATTGTAATTCTAAATAAATTAAATTAAAATACTTTTTATAAAAAAAAGGAGAAGATATATGTCTGATATATTGAGTCGTATAAAAAGTCCTAATGAACTCGTAGAAAAACAAGGTGCAAAAATCTTAATCTACGGAGCATCAGGAGCAGGTAAGACGACTACCTGCGCAACTGCCCCAGGCAAAACTTTAATCATCAGTATGGAGGCCGGACTCTTATCTATTAGAGATCAAGAGAACGTTACTGCTATTGAGGTTAAAGAAGCGCATGAAATCGAGGAGATCGCTCAACTACTTGAGTCAGGTCAACTTGATTACGATACCGTTTGCTTGGACAGCGTGACAGAAATGTCAGAGATTTTGCTTGCAGCCGAAAAAGCTAAAAGCAAAGACCCAAGACGTGCTTATGGCGAGGTTATAGAAATTATGACCAAAACTATGCGTAGGTTTAGGGATCTCAAAATTCACGTCATCTTTGTTGCTAAAGAGGACAAGATACGTGATGAGCAAACCGGAATGTTTACGTATCAACCTATGATGGTAGGTGCAAAACTTCCAGTTCAAATACCTTACTTCTTTGATGAAGTTCTAGTACTTAGAGTTTTTGAAGAAGAAAATGAAGAAGGTAAGAAGGTAACCAATCGTTGGTTACAAACAACCCTTGGCGCGAATTACACCGCCAAAGACAGGAGTGGTAAGTTAGATACTTTTGAAGAGCCTAACTTAACGCATATTATTAATAAACTTGGTTTTACAACAGGAGGCTAATATGAGCGATTTTGCAGATGTCAAGTTTAATTTCGAAACGAAAGAAAGTGATAACTCCTTCATCCCCGAAGGCGATTATGTGACTGAGATAAAGACTTGCGAGAAAACTGTTTCTCAAGCAGGTAATTCTTATCTTAAGTTAGAGGTAGCTGTTGCAGGTGATAAATACAAAGGTTGGATTGCTAGAAACAATTTTAATCTTTGGTATACCAATCCTGACCAAGAGAAACAAGAGATGGTTAGAGAGATTGCATCTAGGCAGTTTTCTAAACTTCTCAAAGCTCTTGGACTTGAAAGCAATCCACCGTCAAATGCTGGCGAGTTGGTTGGCTTAAAAGTTATCTCAACTTTTGGTATTGAGAAAAGTGATAACCCGGACTATCCAGATAAAAATAATATTACTGGATTTAAGTCTGTCGGTCATACCGACAAACCTAAAGTTTCACAAACAACTTTAGAGACTCCAGCTTGGGTTAACGATAACAAGCCAGCTAAGCCTAGCTTGTAACTTATAGGTGCGCTAGGGCGCCATAAAAGGGCTTTCCTTTCCCCCCACACACTCAAGGTGGGCCCACCTAGCATTCTTTAGGGGGATTAATGAATCGTTAAACTAATTCTATGTGATGGATCGTATTTAGAGATTTCTATAACTTCGGCAGGAACAAAGACATCATCTTCTTCCATAGATTTTAATTGAACAAAGAACTTTGCAGTATCTTCATCTGGAGCATTGAGAACAGCTACGCGCATACCATTTTCTGATTTGTAGTAACATAGGTATTTATCAAATCTTTCAAACATTTTAATTATCCTTTTTATATCCATTAACATACAATGCTATAACTGCATAATGAATTATTTTCATTAAGTCAGCATTTTCTTTACCGTTCTTTTTACCGAACCGCATAGCATATTTCATTATGTTTCCTAGGGCAAAGCCCTCACCATGACCGCTATCAATAATAATATCAGTTGCCTGATACTTACCGTTGGCGTAATGTTGATTATAAGTTTGATCTATATATTCTTTAATAGCTTGAAGAATCTCATCTTCTTTAAACTTATATTCAATCACAGTTCTAAATCTACTATATTGGGACTGTTATAGATAGTTAAATGACCGCCTTTTTCATAATTTTTATAAGCCTCTAAATACTGCTCCATCATCTCCCAACCTCTATTCATATGTTCTTCGCCCATACGAAAGACTTTAGATGCAAATGGATGTACTTTTTCTTGAGCTACAAAAATAAATTCTTTTACTCTGAATCCAGCTTTTTCCATTCCTCTGCGATACCAAGCGGCTTGCATGTCGTAACCGTATTTTTTAACCGAACCAGCAAACTCTTTAGGGTGACAGCTTTGCGTTGTTTTATAGTCAACAACAACAATATCGTTAGCGGCATAAGGTTTTTGGATAGGCGGACAGAGAACATCTGGACGACACTTGCAAAGTATTTCGCCTTCATACCAATAAAAACTAGCTTCTGTAAGCCTACCTTCTGCATTAATATAAACGTCGCCTTCATCAATTAGATTGGCTTTCATACCCTTGATAGCTTGTAACTCAGCTTCTTTAATAACAGTCAAACCTCTTTCTTCGTATTCGGCTTTTAAGTCTTTGTTTGCATTGGTATATGGAGAGCCAGTAATAACAGCAACGTCGTTATTAAATGCTTCTTCTCCCTCTACAATCATTGAGTGTGCAGCCGTCCCAAAGTTCATAGCGGGCGTAGTTTCTTGAACGTGTTCAACCGCGTGTAATTGAGAATGCCCAAAAGCTCTGACGTTAGAGCTGCTGAGTCCTGGACCGGCGTGATAGACGGCATTAGGTATATCATCAAAGATAAACGCGTCTCCTCTTTCGGTAAATTTATATTCTTTTAATTCAGTTATTTCCATTTTCATACTCCAGTATTAATATCTGTACAACAGATGGGTGTTTCATTGGTCTAGGCCAATACTTTAAATTGTTATATATAGATTGCAGATTATCTCCGTAATCTTTAGCTTCGTCGTAATAAGGTTTATCTATCATTTCCCAGTATTCTAATAATTCTTTGTATTCTTCTTTATTTCCAACAAAACCTAAATCCAATTCTGTATGATCAAACGGAACAAACTTAAGTCCGCCTGTATTCTTGCGCATAGGGTAGAAACGTATTTCATCACCGATCGGCATACAAATAATTGACCACGTTTGGATACCTACCTGTAAAGTCAACCTTTATCAGATTAGGTTTATTAATTTCAGTCTGGCGAAAGAGAGCCTCATCTATTGTAATCGGAGGGGAGCGACGCAAACTTTCGCCAGAAACCATATGATTCCACCACGCTACTGCTTTCTGTCTAGCGTAACCGGTATGTTCAAAACAAATAAATTCGTTAATAATTTTATTGGGAGTCTTGTAACTGACTTTTAATACAGGCACATTCTTGCCTTTTGCAAGATGATGACCCACCCACATATCTATAACTTTTAAATCGTAGCGTTCTTTCTTTTCATTCTTAGATATGATTTCAAGCTGAGATGCAACCAAGTCAAGTTGCAATTTACGCATAGGAAATTGGTAACCACAATCCGGACAAGTATTAGCCGCTTTCGGTACATACGACTGACATTCTTTGCAAGACTTAACTAGCATCTGTCCTGGCTTTCTGCGCTGTCCTTTAGCATTTGGTTTGATCTGATTGATTGGACCATGACGCTCAATATTTCTAGCAAAATCTAAAACCAAACAATCTTTCTTGCCGTCTGATGGCCGCATACCTCTACCCATCATCTGCACGTAAAGTCCTGGACTTTGGGTTGGTCGCAACATAACAATCAAATCTGTATTAGGCGCATCAAATCCGGTTGTTAACACATCGCAATTAACCAACGCTTTTATTTTGCCAGCTTTGTAATCTGCTATTAATTGGTCTCTCTCGGTTTGGCTAGTCTCTCCAGTTACAACCTTTGCGCTGATGTCGTAGAGACGAAGTATGCTGCAGACCATCTCTGCATGATTGACGCCAGCGCAAAAGATTAACCATTGCTTTCTGTTCTGTCCCTTTTTAATTGTTTCTTGAATGGCTTTAATTGTTTTGCCTTCGTCGTTCATTTTTTCTTGTAGATCAGAACGAATAAATTCTCCACCTCTGATACCGACGCTTTCTACGTCGTATTGAGTATCCATACATTTCGTTACTAGAGGTGCTAAGTAACCATCATCAATCAAGCGTAATAAATTATCGCCACTACTAAAGTCAATAGCGATATCGTCGAAGATAGCGCCTTCACCTTCGGTTAACATACCGGAATTTAAACGGTAGGGAGTAGCTGTAAAACCTACTACACAAAGATCTGGATTTTTTTCTTTTAAAGCAACGACGAGAGAACGATACATTCCCTCGCCGTCTTTTGGAACAAGATGAGCTTCATCTACTACTAATAGATCAAATGAAGGGAGCTTGCCTACCTTGTTCCAAACCGATTGCAGCTGCGCATATATAATATCGTTGTCTGTATCTCTGCTCTTAAAGCTAGCTCCATACAAACCAATATCTCCTTCCCAAACATTGTTGAGTTTCTCATAGTTTTGCAAAATAATTTCTTTAACATGACTAACAATCAAAGCCTTAGCATCTTTTTGTTGTTTCATATGCAGTACAAATTCTGCGATAACATGCGACTTGCCTGAACCTGTCGGCATAACAACTAAAGGATTGCCCTCTTCTAAAGATACGTAATTTTCTAACGCATCTAAGGCTTCTTGTTGATAGTCTCTAAGCGGCATTATCTTGGTAGTTGCTCGGGGTCAAACCAACCCCATAAATAACTAATCATCTAAACTCCGCCTTACCTATTATTTCTTCTTGCAAGTTAAACAACATATCGTCTAGCTTTACCTCGCCTACAAACACTAAGTTATTTTTTATATAAGCTCTGACAATTTTAATTGCATCTAAGGTTTCTTTTTCTTCTTCTGTATAATTCATTTGCCTAGAAATTTTTCTATTAAATACAAACCAACGACAGCAAAAATTGTTGCACTAGCTATAGTTATAAGAAATGGCAATATGAAGTTATCCATTCAACCAAGCGATCAGCACGATTGTTCCTAAAACAACAATAGCCAATACATTTTGCGAAAA